TGTACCTGTCATCTTAAAATAGAAGGGTTTAACACCAGAGCCTTCATCAGTAACAACAACTTCGCCGTATACTGTATTGCCTTCAAAGGTGGCAAAAGAAGCTTTGGTTTGAGAAGTTCTCGCGGCAGCACTACGCCCCGTAAAGGCTGTATAATTATCTCCGCCTGCTGCAACACTGGCTTTGTTGAGCTGTAACCAGCTATCACCATCTTGACTAAAGTATATGTTAGTTCCTGAAGCAGCTATTACACCATCTGCATAAATATGTAGCCCTTCTATATCATTAGAAGTATTGGGTCTTGTACCATCTCCAAAAGCAGTAAAGCCGTTAATACGTCTATAACCACCTCTTGTAGATACTTCGAAGTTTTTTAACTTAGTTGCAATACCAGGGGTTTGTAAAAGCTCTAAGGAGTTAACAGATTTATCTAAGCCCCCTTGTAACGCAACTGAAAAAGGTTGCGAGGCCGCCACTAGAAATAAATCCTATCGTCTGTCATATTTTTAGGTTGGGGATTAATAAGATTAGATTTCATTCGTTTCATCCCATTTTTATAATCATCTAGTGCAAAGGAGGATTGTTGCAGGCTCTCTTTAAACTGATGCACATAATACCGTGTGCGCGCTGTAATAACAGAAGCGTATTGGTCAGGAAGTGCAATAGCATCTCCGTGTGCAGCAAGTTCTGTAGGCGCAGTAAACGCATAGAAATAAACTTTATAGGCTTTATCGGGAATAGGGCTCAAGCCAAACTTGCGGTTATCAGGACTTCTAATCACATATGAAGGCTCTCCGTAGTTCTGCGTATCCGCATCATCTGCGTTTTCAGAATCTCTAATATATCTTTTCCAATCTGCAAGAGTAATAAACCGCAAACCTTTGGATACATAGGGGGCAGTCTCTCCTGAGACACCTATGGTAGTAAGATAAAAATCATCCCAATCTACAGTTGAATAGTCTGTAGTAATACTGGAACTTCCTGATTTAAGAACGTACCAACGGGTCCCTTCCGTAGTAGATACACTAACATTTCCATAGAAAGGATCAGTATCTCCGCTGGTAGCAAGAGCAAAGAAAGGTAATTGAGGCTCGTCATTAGCAATGTCGTTTAATGATCTATTGATAGACTCTTTTATAAACGCCTGTATTCCTACAGCATCCAAAAAGTTTGCTGATGTTAACTGAACTTCGTTTAACTCTCTAAGAACTTCGTTAGTAAGTGTTAGATATGTAGTAGCCATTAAGCACCCTTTTTCTTTTTACCGAATATTTTATCGTAATTATTAACGTAGTTTTGTTTAGCTTCACCCGAATATTGCTTACCTAACAATCCTAAGACTCTAGTGCTTTTAGGCTTACTAGAGCCATTTAGGATCATAGGATTTTTATTGCTGCCTAATTGAGGCATTTACTTGCTCCTCTTACTACTCAGGCAGTGCGCCTAGATGCAAGAACTCAATTAAAAAAGTAACGGTAGTAGCGGCTGTAGCAAGATCATTTGCTAATGGCGTAAGACGCATATATAGCGTTCTTGCTGCTGCGCTATATAGGGTAGCCGCAATTACAATAGCCTCTGAAGTAGCGGGTCCACCAATAACTCCAGCAGCTACTGCTGTTCCTAGAAAGGCATTAGCTGCGTTTCCGTGGGAGTTTTGGATAAGGTAAAGGGGTGCATTAGCTGTCCAGGTAACAGCGGCACCACCATCGTCTAGAATAGCTTTAGCGGCTACTAACTGTGCGCCACCTGCGGCTGTTCCCATGCTGAAATCTACATCATCACCTGATGCACCAGCAGTAACTATGTTGCCAGCAGGAATTGCAATTACGTTACGAATGATTGTATCGGCTGGTTGTGTAAAAGAAACATCGGTGTTTGCTGCCGCTGTGACTGCAATAGTGCCGGTTGTTACAGATGTCCACGAATTAATTACGTTATCAGCGAGATCACGAACATCTAAAGTCCTTGCTGAATTACGCCCTGTGTCTCGAATATTGATAACTGGGTTTGCCATTGTCTTTTCTCCAAAAAAATTAAAATATTAAATTAAAAAAGAAAGGGAGCCTTTGCAGACTCCCCTTCAGTTGGTTAGTCAATACCGTAGAAAGCAGATACTAACGCGCCAGCGCGAAGTACTTTGGATCCATAAACATGGAGTCCTCGTACAATGTCGCCAAACGAATCAGGATCGCGCAATACTTCAGTACTCGTAATCGTCTGTGCAGTTGCAGTAGAAGACATATGACCAGCAATACATTTACCTGCAGCATTAGATGCGGCAGCAATGTTATTAGACTTGTACATACTAAATCCACGCAGCTTACCAGAAGACACTAGACCATTTCGAATTGAACCCGAGCCTGCATTGTAATCAACAGACAACAGTTTAGAGGCAGAGCTTGACAAAAGCTCATAAAAGTCTGGTGAGGCTACAAACCAACGTCCCTCTTCAGGGATATTAGAATCGTCAAGAAGACGAGCCATGTGTGCCAAAACATCTATAGGATCATGTTCAGATGATCCAAAGCCAATATCAAGATTACCAGTACCGTCAAATGTTCCTGCTGCTAGATCAGTAGCACTGTCAGAACCAAGGATATGGTTAGGACTTGAGGCAGAGACACCTGCAAACATGGTAGCAATGACACCCTCATCAAACGCATCTTTAAGAGCATATGCGGCAGAAGACGAAGCAACTTCACGCCAGTTAACGTGAGACATATTACTTTCAATGTCATCCACTTTAAACTTAAATGCGTTAGCTGTATCGACAACAAGCGTTAGCTCTTGATCGGTAAGTTTGGTTTGAGTTACGTCAGCACCACGTTCGTACTTGTACACAGTAATTTCAGGTTCTTTAATAATCTTTACAGAATCTCCAAAGGCGTTTAGTTCGCCTGCGTAGTCGGTGTTTGTAATCGCTTCAGCAACCGAAGCCTTCCGAAAGAAGTTAAGAACTTTCTTAGAGTAGACTGCGGGCAGAAAAAACGAATTATTTTGACCGGATACGGAGTTTGCAAAGTTGGCGTCTGTATCAGTACCTGGTTCAAAGTACTGGTCCGAGGCATTATAAGCCATAGTTATTCTCCATTATATATCAAATTAAAAGTTAGTTTTTTATTTTACTACTCTGCCTTCGGAAATAGCATCACCGATTTCTTTTTCGAAACGATCAAACTCATCCATAGACATTGCAGCAATTTCCCTTTCAGACCAGATTCTAGCTTGCTTTGGTTCAACCGCAGTTGTTTTGGTTGAAACCATATCGGCAGCAGATTTTCTAGTCTGAGTCGAAGATGGCTGTTTAGCTTTAAAAGAAGGCATATCCATATCACGTTTAAATAAATCTAGAGCACGACTAGCAAGATCACCATCATTAGCATTATTATATATCCACTTTTGGATAGACTGTGGTTGTGCTTTCGCCCAGCCGTGAAACTCATCGCTGTTTTTAATATCTTCAAAATCAGGATGGTTCTGTAACAATCTATCGTGTGCGTTTCTAGCAATCAGTTCTGTTTCACGTTCTTCTAAAATTGCAAGCTTTTCTTCTAGGGTTTTAGTCCGTTCAGAACTTTGCATATGTGCTACAGTCTCAACTACTTCGTAAACATCAGGATATTGTGCTCTAAACTTTTCCAAGTCCTCTGGAGACTTTGGAGCTACATATTGAGGTCTGTTTTGAGCAGCCTCATCTAGTAATTCCTGTTCTCTAGTTTTAAACTCAGTGAGCTTAGAGTCGTAATGTGCTTTCAGATCATCGTATCTTTTTTTATAATCGGGCTTCTTATAAGGTTTATCCTTAGAAGCTCCCCTCTTAGTTTGCTTAGAATCGTCTTCTTCCAATACCTTTTCAGGTTTCTGAAAAAAAACATTGTTAGCAGATTCGAAGTCTGTTTCTTCTTGCTTGTGCCATTCTTTATTCGCGTTGTAAGGATTCGCGGTTTCTTCTTGAGCTTGTGCCATTTTCTATACTCCTACTCAGGGCTTTCTAAACAAAGTGGCTGCAAATGTCGACAGTGCAGGGTTTGTTATTGTAAAGGTAGCCTTTCGGTTTATGTTGTGATAGAGGGCTTAGGGGTCTAAGGTGGCTCTATCGTTTATTGCAGGCGGGGATTAACAGAAAGCATGCTTTTATTAATTGCCGCTTCTGTGATGTCTCTATCAATAGGCTTACCATATTGGTCAACCTTTGAAGTAGATTCATATATTTCTCCACCTGTTGCTACTTCTTGTCTTCCAGATTCAGCTTCAGCTTCGGCATCTTCCATCATACTTTGTAATCTGTCTGCGCCTATGTACTCTGTTGCTTTTGCTGTAAAGACAAACTCACCATCCGACAACCTTGCGGGTATCGAATCGGAGACTTCTGAACCTGGTCCGTTAACGGGGCCAGCTCCTGAAAATTCTGTAGCTGTATCCATAAGCTTATCAAACATAACGCTTAAATCTGGATCAGCTTCTAATTTACTCATTAACGCTGCCTCTTCTTCTGGATTTAGAGACTCAGAGACTATAAAGTCTAAGTATTCATCTTCCATTTCGTTATCAGGCATTACGTTTTGTTCATATTCTTCGTGTACAGCCCCCGGCATTTCAGTACCGTCAGGCATTGTATGTGTGCTCTCTAGCCCAACAGGACTATCTGGTAGCATTTCGGACATTTGAGAATCTATCTCGCCGCCTTCTTGTTTTTTATTTCTCTTTTTCTTCGTTACAAGGGGCGTAATAGCAATGGCTATCCCTTCCATTTGTTCTCTCATTGATCCGTTTCGTTTCTTTTTACCCATTAGCTAGTCTCTTTGATTGTTTGTTTAACGGACTGGGGGAGCTGGAGCAACCGTTCCAGAGAACTCACTTTCCCCTGGCTGCGGAATATTTCCAGTTCCGATGTTGCCACCGCCAGTACCCGTAGCTCCAAGTTCTTGAGGTGCTTGAGGTGCTCCTCCATCGGGTCCCAGTGCTTCGGGTTGTTGACTAGAGGGTTGAGGTTCCTCGCCTGTATTTTGTCCAGCATTTTGCATCCCTATTATTTGTGCCATGATAGCCGCTTCTTCAGGATCATTGAGTATCTCATCTGGATCTAAGTCTAAGCTGTAGGCTAGTTCACTTATAAGTTTAGAAATTTTAACGAAGGGAGCAATAGCAGGACTTTGTGCCGTCTGTAAGAACATAGTCAATCGTTGACTTCTTACTTCTTTCTGCATCAAGCTATTTGTTCCAGAGGCTCTAATTTCTAAATCACCTTTAACATCCATATCACCTTCAAAGAACTGCATATTCCACTGAAAGTAAGATTCTCCTAACGGCTTCAATAAGAAATCATCAAGATTTTTAACAACCGTTTTAATATTTAAACTAGCTGCCCCCATCAACATTGACATACCTGACGCTGTGCGGGTCATGCTTTGAACACCTGTTTGTCCGTGACTAAAGCTAGGTATTCCTGTTTGTTCATCTGCAAGCTGTCTAAACTTATCAAACATCATCATATTTTCATTAGATGTATTTGGAAATTTTAAGCCGTGTATGGCCTGTCCGGGCATTCCTGCTTGTCTACGAAATATTTTCCCCGGATATATTTCCATAGATTGTCCACCTACAAGGGCAGACTCATCAATGTCAAAAACAACAGAGCCCGATAGGGCTAGATTGTCTACGGCCATCCTTGCATGTCCGTTCATTACTTGCTGGCTGTCATCCATGTTTTCTGCTACGCCAATACCAAAGAAGTTATAGGGGTTTCTTTCGTAGGGAAAAGCATGATAGGGTATACGGTAAGGTGCAAAAGGATTAACAACCGCCCGTAACAACTTATCTCCAGTTACCCAAGCATTGATCTGTACTTCATCTAAATCGTCTACTGAGTCAGGTAAGTCTATGCCTACTTCTCGCGCATACTCCGCATCCATAATACCCCAGTACTCAAGAACCTCATAGCTCCCTTGATAGTTATCACTGCCCCTAGAATCATCTTTTAATTGGCTTTCAAAGTCTTTTTCTTCGTAATTGGGGCCCATCTTTAAACACTCACGAATAGCCTCTTCATTAAAGTAAGGCATATTCCTAAGCTGACGAAGCTGGCTACGATTCATTTTATGTCGGTGTATGGCAAACTCACACTCGTCCATATGAGTAGCGGCAGGATCAGGATAAAAATCCCAGCAGCTTACAAATTCTATACGGGGAACTCGGACCTCTAGGGGATTGTATTCGCGGGTTCCCTCTTCGTCTGTATCCCACTTATGCAATTTCTTATTGAAATTAAAAGGGCCTTTAACGATGCCGGTACCTAGCAGAGCGGCTTCAAGCAGGGCGTTCCTAATTTCAGAAGATCCGTTAGATTCTTCTATCTGATCGTGAATAAGCTTTTCCATACGCCTTGCAGCCCGTTGTGCAGGATTTATGTCGAGCACTTGGGGGTTGGGGCTATTTCCTTCTACAAGAATGTCTTCTGCTTGATTTTCTAAAGACTCTGTAAACATCCCGTTATTAAAAGAAGCCCCCGGTTTAAGGGCACGTCCGTCGCCTTCATAGCCTACGTCATATGGGTTTTCTTCTTCTTGTAGCTCGTCTTCTATACGATTGCCAATGTTATCAGGGATAGAAGTTTCCATCCCAGGAATGGGATTGGCTGTATCTAAATGCGCTTTACCATACTCGCCTTCGGGGATTTCAGTTTCCGCAACACCTATAGGAAATTTGCCTGTACCAAACACTACATCTACTAACTGCCCAAAGGCCGCGAGTACTTTTGTCTTGGTGATCTTAACAAAGATCCTTGATTTTTCTGATGCTCTAAACTTAACTGATTTATTATAAAGACCTCTATAGTTTTCGTAGGCCCTTAACCACCTACGCTCATCCATATCTCTTTTGTCTTCTGCTTGAGCAAACCGAGCTTTAATTAAACCTACTAAAGTAGACTGTTGCTCTACTTCTAAGTTTAAAGATTTACCCGCCTCTCCTTCTACTTCTTCATAAATATGGTTGGCGCTTAGGAAAGTATTTTCATTATTAGCCATATATTAATATCCGAAGGTGGAGTCTGCAGGTGTATAAATATCAGTTCTAATTCTCAGTCTCCTGTCATAAGGATGATCGACTCTAGGTCGGCTCATTAACATATAACGTAAAGCATCATAGGCATGGTCAGGGGCGTGAGTATCCACATCCTCAGAATTAGTTTTAGATAGTGGAATACCTTGCAACTCTCTAATTAGGTTGACACAAGTGTTTACTATCTGTAATCGAGGTCTGTTATTCTCAGGTCGCTTTCTTAGATGTTCGTGTATCTGAACCTTTCCGGCAACTCTGTTCTTATCAGCCCTTCGTAGTTTATGGCCTTTGTTGACAAGTAGTTCGCCAATAGTCGGCCCAGAATAACCCGTTCTAGCCCAAGCCGAGGTATCCAGTACGCCGGGTATAGACTTAATTTCAGATTCTTCTAGTTGTGTTATTTTATCAGCTAACGCATTTCCTGTCAGACCCTTTTGGTATAGTTCTCTATATATTATGATGGTCTTGTCTTCAGGATCAATGGCAGCCCATAAACAACAACTTTCTGCAGCGTATCCATAGTCTACGCCTTTAAATCTTTCCCACCAAGACGGTATGTCGAAAGGGGTTATAGTGTGGTGTTCAGGATCAAACTCCGCAAATGCTGCTCCTTCTGCTACGTCCCAATTACCATCTAGTAATTGTTTACGTTGTACAGCAGGGAGGCTATTAAGCATCCTTTCATATTCACCATCTTCTGCTAGATAAGGATTATCCTGTAATCGAGCAGGGATGAACTTTCTTGTTAGCCCGTCGTGTCCTAAGAATGTTTTATTAGGCTCGGCAGGCAGTACATATCTTTTCTTTACCCACTGCGCTCCCACGCCTCCTGGGTTCGCTGTGCATCTTAAATAAGTCTGTAACGTTTTATCTGTTGTTCTTAGTCGTGAGGCTAAGTAATTCCACCCAAATTCTGTGGGTAGATGGGTTATCTCATCAAAACCTATCCAAGAATATGCCTGACCCTGATAACGATAGACATCTGCATCTCTTTCTAAAAACCCAAACTCTACCTTAGCGCCGCTAGGGAATATCCACAGCTTTTCTACTTCTTTAAACTTAGCCCCTTTAAAGGCTTTTGGATATAGCTCTCTAGACTTATCAATCAGC